CATTAGGCATAATTGATATTTTATTAATAATATCTGTATAACTTATATCTTTAAAATTTGAGTTTAATATTAAGATATTTGGTTTTATTTCTAAATATTTATTTAAAGTTTCTAAACCTGAATGTGAACTTTCTAATTGATATTTCTTATAATTTGCAAGATGTTCACAACAGAAAGAATTGTATTCCAGATCCTTATCTGCTACTAAAACTTTAATCATTTTGTAACCTCCAACAAATTTATATGTAATACTAAAAGAAGTTGCATATATTATATCACCAATATTATGTAAACACAAGAGAAAATAAGAAAAAATAATAAGATTTTACCTTTTTTTACCCTTTTTCTACCGTTAATACCCTTTTTATATGTTGTTCGTTGTTTAAGTGTTATCTTTGAAAATAGGACAATGGTCTGAAATAAGAAAGATATTACATAAGAAAAATATGTTTTCTGTAAACTAATGAGGCGTGCGTAAAAGGTAGTGCAATTAAATTATTTTAGATTATTGGGGGGAATAGGTATGAAGTTATAAATGAATTGATGGTTTTTAATAAAGATTAATATATCTTTCTTTATTTTGACTATGTCCAATTTTTGAGGATTGGAGAGTTAGTATATGAATAAGAAAGATTATTTAAGTGAAGTTTTAACAAACGAAGAAAAAGCATATTTAAATGTAGTTATAATAAATGAGAAAAGAAAATATATAAGGGATAATTATAAATATAATGAGAAAATGCTTAATATAGAATATGCTTATGATATTAGTGATGATTCTGTTTTAGAAAATATTGTAAGTCAATGTGAAGAAAAAATTATATCCGCTTATGAATTTGAAAAAATTATTTCCGATAGTAAGTTATATAACATTGTGAAAAAACTTAATTCAAGAGAAAAAATGTTATTATTTTTATTATATAAAGAGAATAAGTCTATTAATCAAATTAGTTTAGAAATGAAAATAAATAGAAGTACTGTTTTTAGGATGAAAAATAGAGTGTTAGATAAAATAATGAGAACATTTTTAGAGGGGTGTTAATATGTTTAATAATTTTGATTTGAGTGATGAAGAAATAATTAAAATTCTTAAAGATTATAATTCATTAATATTAAGTAAATCATTTATAAATAATAAATTTGATGAGGATTTGTATCAAGAAATTAGAATAAGAATTTTTAAAATTTTATCAAAAAATAGAAAAACTTTTTAATAAATGCAACATTGATTAATTTATTTGGATTTTTATTAGTAGATAGTTTTTTAGTAAAGTAGATAAATTCATTTGTAAACAGGAGGTGAAAGAGTAAATGGGAAAATACTACATATTAAAATCCAATAGAGTTAAATATAACTCTATTAATACATTATGTTAAAAATTTGTTAGTAAAAAATCCCAAATTGCTTATTAAAATGGTAAACAAAGAGAAAATTTTAGAATTGTATTTTGTTGATAAATATAAACAAATTGAAATAGTAAAATTATTAAATGTATCTAGAAGTACAGTTAATCGAATTGTTATAAATGATGAAAGATATTTAGAAGAAAAAAATAAGCGTCAAAAATTTAATAAAGAAAAAAACAAACTGAAAACTAAAGAATATATTACTAAAAATCGTATCTATAAAAAGAATATTGATATGTATGAAAAACTAAAGCAACAACATAATCAAGATGTATTTGAGTTATCTAGAAGAAAATCTATTATATCTAATAGAGCGTATAGAGATTGGAATCCATCGATATATGAATATAATAGAAAAAATAAAAGTTATGATTTAAAAAAAGATGTTGTTGCTAGTGTAGATGTTCCTAAAAGCATTAAATGGGACTTATAGTATAGGAGGGATATATTTGGATAGAGAGATTTATAGAGGAGATATTTATTATGCTAATTTAGATGGTTCTGTAGGTAGTGAACAAAAAGGAAATAGACCAGTTATAATAGTGCAAAATGATGTAGGAAATAAGTTTTCTAAAACTGTTATTATAGTTCCTTTAACTAAAAAGTTTAATAATAAAGTTAAACAACCTACTCACATTCAAGTAAAGCCATTTGGAAAGATAAAAGTTGATTCAACTGTATTAGCAGAACAAATTAGAGTTATTGATAAGAAGAGACTAATAAGAAAAATGGGAAAATTACCACAGTATTTAGAAGATGATCTAAATAAAGCGTTGGAAATCGCTATTGGTATTTAATTAAAGAGTTAAACAAAGTAATTAGAAAGATTACTTTGTTTTTTTGTGTGGAGGTAAAAATGATGTTAAATAATGAATTAGAAAAGATTGAATATACAACAAAGCAAATGTTAGGTTATTTATTAGTTGCGTTTGATAATGTAAAAAAATGTAAAAAAAGAGATTTGTCAGTATATATTGGTGAAATTATTAAGTTACTTAAAATTGTGGATAAAAAAGATATTTTGAAAACAATAGATATAAGATTAATTGCAAATTTCCCTGTTTGTTATTTAGTAAATTCAAATGAATTAATGGCTTTTGCATTAGTTGTTTTTGTTAGATTGTTGAAATCAAATAAAGAAGTGACTAAAAGAGATATTATTAGAGAATTGGAAGTTCAAATGATGTTTTTTTCAACTAGAACGATATTGAGAGAATGTAAGAGAGTTTTAAAGAATATTGAGATTAAATTGTAAAATATATGATTAAAAAATTAATTTTAAGGGTGAGTTAAATGAATAATAATGATATTTATGTATTAAAAGAAAAGTTAGAAAAATGTAAGAAAATGGATATTAATGATGTCAATATAAATGAAATAGATGATTTATCAGAAATTAAAATAAGTAGAAAAAAGTCAAGTAATGAAAGAATACTTGATTTTTTAATTTCTGTAAAAAATCCTTATATCTTTAAGGTTAATGGGAGAGTAGTTAAATTAGAATTTTCTAACAATGAGAATAAAGCAGAAGATTGCCTTACAAATGTTATTAAAAGTATATATAAATAATTTGCAAATGTGCGAATAAAAAAATTGCACAATGGAAGGAAATAAAAATTTTTTTTAAAATGAACTCATAATTTGAAAGGAGAATTTGATTATGAAAGTTCAAAAAAAGAAAGTGGCTATTTATTGTAGAGTAGCAAGTTTAGAACAAGGTGAATTAGAGGTGCAAAAACAAAAGAAAAGTATTGAGGAATATATTAACAAGTATAATAGACTTGCTGAGAAAAAATATTATATTGATTTAGGATATTCTGGTTTGAATTTTAATAGACCAGCATTTAAGGAACTTGTATCAGATATTGAAAAAAATGAAATTAGTTATATATATGTAACTAATTTTTCAAGAATTAGTAGAAAAACGGATGACTTATCAGATTTTATGGATAAGAAATTAAAAAGTAAAAAAGTTAAATTAATATCTGTTTTTAATAATGGTAATTTTTCTAATATTCATAAAGAAGTTTTAAGAAAATGCTTGAAAATTCAAAAGAATAGGAGGAGTGCATAATGGCTGGTAGAAAGAGTAAAAAGGATTTGTTAAATAATAATAAAGTTTTAATGTGGAATATTGGTGTTTATTGTCGATTATCTTGTGATGATGATGGAGATAATGTAGAATCAGATAGTATAATAAATCAAAGAGATTTGATAAATTATTATTTGAAAAATGAACATAATTTTAAAATTATTGATTATTATGTTGATGACGGTTATTCTGGAACAAATTTTAATAGACCAGGATTTAATAGAATGATTATGGATTTAACTAGCGGCAAAATTAATACTATTATTGTTAAAGATTTATCTAGATTTGGACGAAATTATATAGAAACAGGAAATTATCTTGAAAATGTTTTTCCTATATATAATACAAGGTTCATTGCTATTAATGATAATATAGATAGTTTTAAAGATCCGAAATCTATTAGTAATGTAGTTGTATCTTTTAAAAATTTAATGAATGACGAATATGCAAGAGATATTTCTAATAAAATAAAAAGTGCTTTATTTACAAAGGCAAAAAAAGGTGAGTTTGTTGGTGGTACAACCCCTTATGGTTATAAGAAAGATAAAAGAAATAAGTATAAACTTGTTATAGATGAAAAAGAGGCTGAAGTTGTTAAACTTATGTACAAAAAGGCTTTAGAAGGAGATGGAACAATAAAAATATGTAAATATTTAAATGATAATAATATTTTGTGTAGAAAAGAAATTCAAAGAAGGGAAAGAAATAACATAAGTTTAACAGATACAAAAATAAAAAAAGAATATAGTTGGTGTAAAAGAAGTGTTAATAATATTTTGACAAATGAAACATATATTGGAAATTTAGTTTATAATAGAACAGGTGTTGTGAGTTATAAAAATAAAAAACGAATTTCTAAATCTAAAGACGAGTGGATTGTTGTAAAAAATACGCATAAAGGAATAATAGATGTTAAAGATTTTGAAAAAGTAGTTGAATTAATTAGAAATAGAAAAAATATTAGTAATAGAGAAGCCCAATATTCGATTTATAATGGAAAATTAAAATGTGGTAATTGTGGATATACTATGTGTAAAAAGAAGTATTTTGTAAAAGATAAATGTTGTACATACTATGTTTGTAGAAGATATGAAGTTCAAACCGATAAGTGTGTATTATCTAAAATAAGAGAAGAACAATTAAATGATATAGTGTTAGAGACAATAATGTTTCAAGTAAAAATGGTATTGAGTTTAGAAAAAGTATTAAAGAAGTTAAGAAAAAATGAATTACCCTATAAGTATGAAGAAGAATATATAAATAAAATCAATAAGTTGAAAAACAATATTGATAATTTAAAGAAAAATAAAAAGATATCTTATGAGGAATGGAAATTAGGAAATATAAGTAAGGAAGATTTTTTGTTTTATTCAAAAGATTATGATGAAAAAATTATAAAGTTAAATGATGAAATTAAAGTTTTGGAAAACATATATATAGAAAATGTTAAAAATATGAAAAAAGATGATTATTGGATAGAACATTATAGAAGAAATAAAAATATTAAAATTTTAAATAAAGAGGTTTTGGAAGAGTTAATAGAGTGTATCTATGTTTATGATAATGCAAATATAAAAATTAAGTTTAAATATCAAGATGAATATGAAAAGGTATTAGAATTTATTAATGGAGAGGAGAAAAGGAATAATGAACAAATGGAATGTGGCTGCATATGTGCGATTGTCTAATGACGATGGTGATAAAATAGAATCAAATAGTATTACAAATCAAAAAGAGTTTATTAGTTTATATTTAAAAAATCATAAAGAGTTAAAATTAAAAGATTTTTATGTTGATGATGGTTTTACTGGTACGGATTTTGAACGACCAAATTTTCAAAAAATGTTACTGGATATAAAAAAAGAGAAAATTAATGCTGTTGTTGTTAAAGATTTATCTAGATTAGGTCGAAATTATATAGAAGTAGGTCAATATTTAGAAGAGGTATTCCCATTATATAATATAAGATTTATTTCGCTGAATGATAATATAGATAGTTTTAAAGACCCCAAATCTATTAATAATGTTGTTGTACCATTTAAGAATTTAATGAATGATGAATATGCAAGAGATATTTCTAATAAAGTAAAAAGTAGTTTTTATACTAAAAGAATAAATGGAGAATTTATTGGTGTTGCTGCACCGTATGGATATAAAAAAGATCCTAAAGATAAACATAAATTTATTATAGATAAAAAAGCATCAAAAGTTGTAAAGAAAATATTTAATATGATTCTTGATGGGAAAAGTAAAAATGAGGTGATTGATGAATTAAATAAATGCGATATTATTCCACCAGCATTATATAAAATGAATGAAGGGATTATAAAGGCTAAAACAACTAATACGATGAAATCTTGGAATATTAAAATGTTAGATAGAATTTTACAAAATCAAGCATATACGGGTGATTTAATACAGGGAAAAAGGAAAAGAGTAAGTCATAAGATACATAAATTAGTTCCTATTGCTTCTAGTGACTGGATTGTTATTCCAGAACATCATCCACCATTGATTAGTAGAGAACAATTTAATTATATTCAAAATATTATTTATAATAGAGATAATCGAATTTGTAAGAATAATCAATATGATGTGTTTTCTGGACATTTGAAGTGTGAAGAATGTGGCAATTCTTTGACTATAAGAAAATCAAAAGGTTATGAATATTTTTATTGTACATCTTATATTAAAGAAAAAATATGTTCTAAACATACAACAGAGAAAAATAAATTGAAAAGAGATGTGTTAGAAATAATTAATAAGCAAATTGATATGTTATTAGATATGGAAAAAGCGATTGAAGAGATTTTAAAAGAGGAGAAAATAAATTATGATTTGGAAATATTATATAATAGAATACAAGAGATTGATGAAGATATAAATAAGTATAAAATTTTAAAAGTATCTGTGAAAGAAGATTATGAGAATGAATATATAAGCGAGGAGGAGTTTTTAGATTATGAAAAAGAATATAATCAGATTTTGAAAAATTTAAAAAAGAATAAAATATTAATAATTGAAATAATAAATAAAATTGATTTTAAATCTGAAAAAAATAAAGATTGGATAAATGTTTTTAAGAAAAATCAGAATATGGAAGAATTAACTAAAAAGGCTGTTGATGAATTAATTGATAATATATTTATTGATAAAAATTCAAATATTAAGATACAGTTTAGATATAAAGATGAATTTATGGAAGCAGTTGATTTTATAAATAAACATAGTATGGGTATAATTAAGAATGAACTTTGTGCAAGTTAGATAAAAAAAGTAATTGGGTGAAAAAGTTTTTCTAAAATCCGGCTCGACTATGAGGTCGGAGAGCCTGTTGGTGGTGGCACAAGTGCTGGTAATGCGGCTCAGTCAACTGTTGATACATATTTTAGTACTAATTTAGGTACTACTGTTGTGTTAGGAGATTCCTCAGATTCAACAATTTCATATAATGTGTCGTTATATAATAATTCTAATGACAAATATGTTTTTGTTGGAGTAGAAGAACCGGTTGTATATAATAATGCTAATAAAGTTAAGAATGAGTATATTACTTATTCTTTAAGTGATAATATGAAGGCTGGAGAAACTGTTATTGGTCATGGCGCTGAGGATAAGACTTTAGATTTCACAGTTGCTTTTAAATACAAAGATGGAGTTGTTCCTAGTGCCGATGCTGATAAAGTTTTAAATAGTTTATTAAATATTAGATTTAGATTATTGCCAATTGTTTCTTTAAATGGTGGTGAGGCTACTAAAGTTATTGATAGTAAAGTTTGTGCGATTTATCCTGGTTTTATGGCGAATGAGGAAGGCTATGAGAATGGATATGAGTACCAATTTACAGTTGAGAATGCGGCTAGTGGTTCGTATAATAAAGTGCCTATGAAATATACTTTATCTATTGATAATGAAATTGGATTGCCAGGTGATGAGAATATAACTGAAAGTCCTTTAATAGTCGAAATTGATAATGATAGTAATGCTACTAATAGTGCGGCTGTAAGTGATATTGTTCTTGTTGGTGATGGTACAACTAGTCCATTACATAATTATATTTTAAGAGTTAAATGGAATTCAGCTGAGGCATATAATAGTGCGAAGTATGCTGGTAAGACTTTTACGTATAAAGTTAATTTTGTTGGTACACCTACAGTTGAGACTGCTAAGTATTTAGGTTATACACATAATAAGTCTTTTGTAGTTAATATTACAACTGCATCATTAA